AGATCCTTGTCATGGAAGTCTTGAAGGTTGCGGCAGGCGTTGACTAAGCGCTTTTCGGATGCCTCCTAGCCGCTCATTGATTATACAGCCAAAAAGAGAAAGCCCCAAACTGGGGCTCTCTGTTACACCTTTGGAACTCGCGTGATAGACACGTTTGTTCCGGTGGTGTTGTCTGGGTCAAAACTCAATGCCACCTCAACCATAATGTCCTCCGCCCCAGAGATCTCCGGCCACGCATTGGAAGGTTTTACCTTAGTGGCTGCAAAGGTGTACTTGTTGCCCGCTGCGTCTTTGCAGTCAAACGACATAGCGATCCTATCTTCGGTCTGTGCCTTCTCTGCCAGCGCTGAATCCTCATAGTAGAGGGTTGCATTGCCGGTCACGGTGCTAGTACGGTGCGTGATTGGCAGACTCTTGTAGCTACCTACAACAGGACGTGCCTCTGCTCCGTTGTCCACCTCAAGGGTCAGGGCGGTGCATGTTGACAGGGTTGCGCCGTCCAGAGTGATAGCCCCGATCATTGCCGTCATTGGCAAATTGGCGGATGCCGCGCCAAAGGTTGAGCCGGTGGGGGCGGCAGCCAAAAGGCCGCCATCCATTCCAACAAAGCCATAGGTAGCCTTGACGATTGCGCCAGCCTCTTGGCTCAGTGACATGGTGTTGACTACGCACCCGGTGTAGATACGGCACTTCTTGCCAGCGACACCTTCCATCACTTCGAGAATGGAGAATGACGGGGTGATGGCCTGATTGCCAACCTTCACCACGTTGGTGGCCCAATCTGAGCCCATAACACCGGCGATCAGGTCGTCCTGCTCGCCATAAACCAGCTCAGTTGACAGGTCGCCGGATACGGCAATTACGCCATTGACACCCGGCGATGCCATGCGGTCTTTGCGGACGCGCTCAGACTGCACTGGCTCTTGCGAGCGGTTGATGTTAACGGATGAAAAGCCAAGCGCCTTCCATGCCGGAGTTGCCGGAGTGGTGCCGGGCACCGTCTCCTTGACGTAATAGAGTGCGACTTGTGCGCCAGTTGCCATGATTAACCCCTCTGTACTCGATATTTGAAGTAAATAGTTAGCGCCGTCCGGCTGTACTGGTCGTCATCAACTGGCACAGGGCTGGCTGTCACTGATGATACCATAACCGTGGTTTGGCCGTATGTAAGCGGCTGGCTGTAGCTGTAGGCGCTGCGGGCGGCGTGAATCATGTCAGAGTGGGCTTTGAATCCGAGCGCTACCTTGCTACATACATCAATCTGGGCGAATCCGGTGTATTCATCTTGCCCACCATCACCCAGAGTTGCTGGAGTGTCGCCGGATGGCAGGTAGATGAAGCGGTAATACTTGTCAGCCTTGTCAGTGAGCATTGCGTCTGTGCTAACTGGCGTCAGATGCGATATTGCCGCCAGTAGCGCGGCGCGTGATTCGAGATAGTGATTGCTCATGCCTTGGAAATCCTCGCCACTATTGCGTTGATGCGTGAGACGTTGCGGCGGACGAAGCCTTGCGGGGCTTTTGCTGAATACCCATACTCTAGCGGGCCACCGTATGGCATCCCGTTGAGCAGCCACATTGTCCCACCATTGAAGCCGTCAATGAATCGCTGCAACTCCGCCAGTGTCGCACCGCCGCCCTTGTCCTGAATGTCTAGCTGCTGCTGTGCTGGGCTGAATGAAAAACGCCAGTTTCCGCGAAACGTGCCGCGATCCACTGGGCTATCCATGACAATCGACTTTGCCAGCTCGAAGATGATAGCCCGCTGCGTGCGCGTCAGCTCTTCCGTTGCCTCATTGGTGAAGTTGGATAGTTGCAAGGCAAACGAGCCAGTTCTCATTTATCACCCCACACCAAGTTAGCCACAAAGCCAAATGAGTGCTGAACGATGTAGGCGAAAAGCTCCTTTTCGTCATGCGCCGCCATCTCATCCACGCAACGCTGCGCCACATGGGAGGACTCGTGGGCTATCAATGCATCAATCTGAATCCTTGTGTATTGCTTTTTTGCTGATTCAACATCAAGGCACATTAAGAGGGTTGGTGCCCCGCCACTCGATAAGGTATGAAGCGTGGCGCCAGCACCGCAAGATATAAACTCAGGCGGATTCTCTACCGCCATCTTCTTGATTGACTTTCGATATGCTTTCTCACTACCACAGAAGCCGAAATAAACATTTACCGGCCCCATTGCAAGCCACTGTGTTTTCTTATGACTCATCGCGTCACCCCAAATTCCCAGATAATCGTACCGCTGGCGCTAGGGTCTAGCGGGGTGGCACCAAGAATTGCCCACTCCTCGCCCATCCACACCATCACGTCACCGGATTGCAGATTGAAGCTGGCCCCCTTGGCCGCCGCGATGCACTTGCGCGACTTCTGGCTAATCATGCTGCCAGCCTGTACCCCGTCAGACATAACGGCGCTATCAGGCAGCACGACACACGGCAGAGACTGGCGGGTTTCAGTGGTGGTCATCTCGCCAGTCAGCGTGTCTTCCGTTACGTTACGTCGGATGAACTCGGTCATCTTGCCAGCCCGCAATACGGATGCGTAGGCGTTTGATTGTCGGCTCATACGCGCACCAGATTAAGGAAGAAGCCGGAGTTTTTCAGGAATGGATCAATCAGCCCGTCAATCTGCGGAATGGATACACCAGCTGATACACCATCTGCATATTCAGTTTCCAGTGGGCCGACCTTTTCGCGGATGATTTGAGCGCCAGACGTGACAGGCATCAGCACAACTCCGGTGTCGGCTGTCATGGCGGCGATCATCTGTGATTGCTTGATTGCCAGCGGGACACCTGCGGTCAGAGTGCGCGGCCACGAATAAGGCTGCGCCGGGTCTGCTCTCTCGCCATCTAGCAGTGGCTCCAAGCTCTCGATGTAGTCAAGCGCCAGTGTTAGCAGTACTTCCGGCGCTTGAGCTAGGGTAACGCCACGGGCGGCGGCGTATTGAATCAATTCTTCGGTTGTTGCGTAGCCAATCATGTGACCCCCTGTGTTGATGGGGATATGATAGCAAAATCCCGCCAGCACACATAATGCGCGGCTGGTATGCTTATCTGGTCTTGATTTCGCCCACCGATGAGTCCTTGGCGATTGCAATGGCTGCAATCATAGCGCTGGCGATGTATTCGGCCTTCTCCATGCTTTGGTTGCTTCATCCTCGCCCCCAGCCGGATACAAAAAAGGCCCCGAAGGGCCTTGTGTGATAGCTGACTTATCAGGCTGCTTTGTTGCCAAAGATAACCTGAACGCCTGCGGTGTCCTTCACGCTGGTAGCGATCCGAGTCCAGTTCGCGGCGGTGGTCAGCTGCGCGTCAGTCGGGGATTTAACGCCATCCTTGAACTGATAGCCCTTGATGCCCATGGTGAAATCATACTCACCCTGCATGATCACTTTCAGGTTCTCTTTGCCGAGTACGTCCTGCGCTTTCATGATGAGCGGGGAGGTTTTCAGGGCCAGCGCACCAACAGTCAGGCCAAGAACCGATTGCAGGGAGGCGGTGCCGGTGGTGTCGTACAGCGCGGGGATGTCGGACACGATGAAGCGGCGGCCAAGGTTGTCCTGCATCACGCTAACGTTACCAATCTGGTACAGGTTGTTGGCGTTTTTCAGCGCATCGTCATTGAAGTCATGCAGGGTCGCGCCGTCCATGATCCAAGTGACGATATTGCTATAGGCATCACCAAACAAGCGGGAGCCCTTGTTAAGGCCAGTCAGGGTTGGTTTGACTGGGGTGGCTTTCGGGCCGGACAGGTCAACGCTGGAGTCAGCCTGCTTACCGATTGCGGTTTTCAGCGCAGCCACGGAGGCATTGAGGTAGTCCTGCATAATGGCCTGCGCTGCTTGAGCGGCCACAACAGCGGAAGCCTCGGCGACGTTTTTGCCCAAGCGTTTCAGCATGGTAGGGGTGATGGTGATCGGCTTAATCTTGCCATCAACCTTAACCATGCGATCCAGCAACTGGCCCATTTCAGTCGGAGAAACATCACCATCGCCATATGCGTTACGGCGCTGGGCAAGTTGACCAATCAGCTGCCAGCTGGTTTGCTCAATGTAGTCGCCAATGTGTTCTTCGGAACCCATCACCAGCGCGCCACCGGATGCGGCGTTAAACTTATCCACTTCCTGCGCGATCAGCTCGGTGGCGGCGGTGGACACTTGGTCTTGAAATACGTAAAGGCTCATAATTTTTACCCTTGTGATTTGATGATATTGCGAGCGCGGTCAACCATTGAGCCGCTATTTGTTGAACCGCCAGCACCACCAGCAGGTTGAGGCATACCACCAGCACCGCCAGCGGGATTGCCTTTTACCAATCGCGGATATTTTGCGACCAGCTGTTTCT